TATGAAAAAAGGACCTGATCGTGAAAAGAAAATAGCTGCATTGAAACAATATATTAATAATAATAAAAATCTCCTTAAAGGACGTGACATCAATACATTAACAAACGGCCTTATAGGATAACAAATATATATGTCGCAAGACTTAAGACAAATAATAAAAGACGAATATATAAAGTGCGCTCAAGATCCGGCGCACTTTATGCGTAAATACTGTAATATTCAACATCCACAACGTGGACGGGTTATATTTAATCTTTATCCATTTCAAAGTAAAGTTTTAACATTATGGAAGGATAACCCATATTCTATAGTACTCAAATCAAGACAACTAGGTATTTCTACTTTAGCAGCGGGGTATTCTTTATGGCTAATGGTATTTCATAAAGATAAAAACGTATTATGTTTAGCTACTAAACAAGAAACGGCTAAAAATATGGTAACTAAAGTTAAATTTATGTTTGACAATTTACCATCATGGTTAAAACTACCAGCAGACGAAAATAATAAATTAACGTTACGATTAAATAACGGTTCACAAATAAAAGCAGTATCAGCAGCAGGTGATGCAGGTCGATCAGAAGCAGTATCTTTACTTATAGTAGATGAGGCTGCGTTTATTGAAAATATAGGTGAGATTTGGGCATCTGCTCAACAAACCTTAGCAACTGGTGGTGGTGCAATTGTATTATCAACTCCATATGGTACAGGTAATTGGTTTCACCAAACATGGGTAAAAGCAGAAGCTCAAGAAAATGACTTTTTACCTATTAGATTACCTTGGTATGTTCATCCTGAACGAGATGAAGCTTGGAGAAAACGACAAGATGAATTATTAGGTGATCCTAGATTAGCAGCACAAGAATGTGATTGCGATTTTACAACATCAGGTGATGTAGTTTACTATCCTGAACATCTTGAATATTATTCAACTACTCACGTTGCTGAACCTATGGAACGTAGAGGAGTAGATAAAAATTTATGGATTTGGGAATCCCCAGATTATACTAGAAATTATATAGTAGTAGCTGACGTTGCTAGAGGTGATGGAAAGGATTTTTCAGCATGTCATGTGTTTGATGTTGAAACAAATGCTCAAGTAGCAGAATTTAAAAGTCAATTACCACCTAAAGAATTTGGATATTTTCTTGTTAGTTTAGCTACAGAATACAATGAAGCATTACTAGTAATAGAAAATGCAAACATAGGATGGTCAGCAATAGACTCAGTAATAGAAAGAGGATATAGAAATCTTTATTATTCACCAAAGAGTGATTCCCCTGCTTCTGATTCGTATTTTAACAAATATGAAGATCATTCAAAAATGACTCCTGGTTTTACAATGTCATTAAAATCTCGTCCTTTAGTAATTAATAAAGGTAGAGAGTATTTTGGTGATCATAGCGTTATTATACGTTCAAAACGTTTAATTGAAGAAATGAAAGTATTTATTTGGAGAAATGGAAGAGCAGAAGCACAATCAGGATATAATGATGATTTAGTTATGTCTTATAGTACAGCAATGTATCTTAGAGATACAGCTTTAAAAAATAAAGCACAAGGAATAGAATTATCAAGAGCAACATTAAATAATATATCAAAACCCTCTCAATATCAGGGAGCTTATTTCTCATCAGGTACGGATAATCCGTATAGTATGAATACAAATAATGGTCCTGAAGATATTAGTTGGTTACTTTAAAAAATAAAATATGGCAGACGTTAGTGTATTTTCACGGTTAAAACGATTATTCTCAAGTGATGTTATTATCCGTAATAATGGAGGAGATCAATTAAAAGTAGTTGATACTGATCACATTCAAACAAGTGGTGAGTATAAAACAAACTCTCTAATTGACAGATATAGTAGAATTTATTCACCAAATGCTACTTCACTTTATGGTCAACAATTAAATGTTAACTACCAATATTTAAGAGCCCAACTATACTCAGATTATGATGTAATGGATACTGATGCTATTATAGCTTCAGCATTAGATATTATTTCAGATGAATGTTCATTAAAAAATGAAATGGGTGAGGTACTCCAGATTCGTAGCTCAGATGAAGATATTCAGAAAATTTTATATAATTTATTTTATGATGTATTAAATATTGAATTTAATTTATGGTCTTGGACTCGTCAAATGTGTAAGTATGGTGATTTCTTTCTAAAATTAGAAATTGCTGAAAAATTTGGTGTATATAATGTTATACCATACACTGCTTACCATATCATGAGACAAGAAAACTATGATAAAGAAAACCCATCAGCAATTAGATTTAGATTTAGCCCTGATGGTTATGTAGGTGGTACTGGTCAATATACTGTTCCAAATCAAAACTTTAAAGAAGAAAACGGAATATATTTTGATAATTATGAGATGGCTCATTTCCGTTTATTAACCGATGTTAACTATTTACCTTATGGTAGATCATATTTAGAACCATCTCGTAAATTATTTAAACAATATGTGTTAATGGAAGATGCGATGTTAATTCATAGAATTGCTCGCGCCCCAGAAAAACGTATATTTTATGTTAATGTTGGTGCTATTCCTCCTAATGAAGTTGAAAACTTCATGAAAAAAACTATCACCACAATGAAAAAAACTCCATTTATGGATCCTCAAACGGGTGAGTATAACTTAAAATATAACATGCAAAACATGTTAGAAGATTTTTATATTCCTGTTAGAGGAAATGATCAAACAACTAAGATAGAAACGACTAAAGGTTTAGAGTATAATGGTATAGAAGACGTTAATTATTTAAGAGACAAATTATTTGCGGCCCTTAAAGTACCTAAAGCATTTATGGGTTATGAAAAAGATTTAACTGGTAAAGCAACATTAGCAGCTGAAGATATTCGTTTTGCTCGTACAATTGATAGAATTCAACGTATTTTATTATCTGAATTATATAAAATAGCATTAGTACATTTATATACTCAAGGATATAGAGGTGATACATTAACCAATTTTGAATTATCATTAACAACTCCTTCAATCATTTATGACCAGGAACGTATTATGTTAATGAAGGAAAAAGTTGATTTAGCTAAAAATATAATAGATGCTCAATTATTACCATCAGATTGGATTTATCATCATATATTCCATCTTAGTGAGGATCAATTTGATGAATATAGAGATCTTATTTTACAAGATGCTAAACGTAAATTTAGACTAGCTCAAGTAATTGAAGAAGGAAATGACCCACTTGAAACAGGTAAATCATATGGTACACCACATGACTTAGCAACATTATATGGAAAAGGTAGACTAATCTCAGACCCAGGTAATGTACCTGCAGGATATAACGACGATATTACATTAGGAAGACCTGAAGAAAAAGTGAGTAATATAAATACTCAACAAAATGTCTTAGGTAAAGATAGACTAGGCAAAACAGCTATGAAAAAAGATGATGATATGGCTGGTTTATCTAAACAACTAAATGAAAACTCTCAAACAAACTACCTTAAAAATAAGCAATTATTAGAAGGAATGGAAAAGCAGTTAGTGTTTAAAGCAGACAAGGCAAAAGAATCACTACTTGACGAAAACCAATTGCGAGATTAAATACTCTTTATATATTTATAACAAAAATAACAATTTAGATGCTTATCAAACATTCAAAATTTAAGAATACAGGTATTCTTTTTGAATTATTAGTTAGACAAATAACCGCTGATACGTTATCGGGAAAAAACTCAGAAGCTACAAATATTCTCAAAAAGTTCTTTAGCAAAACTGAATTAGGTCGTGAGTACAAATTATATGATAGTTTACTTAAACGTACTAATTTAACCGAAGGTAAAGCCGAATTAATAATTAACACTGTCCTAGAAAGTTCTAAGCACTTAAATAGATCAGCTCTTAAGAGACAAAAGTATAATCTAATTAATGAAATTAAAAAGTATTATAGTTTAGAAGATTTCTTTAAAACTAAATTACCTTATTATAAGGCACAGGCTGCTATTTACACGTTAATTGAGGGATATAACGGTGATAAAAAACCATCCCATGAGCAAACTATAAACAATAAATTATCTTTATTGGAACATTTAACATCAAAAGCAATTAAAGCTAAAGAACAAAATGATGATGTTATTAATGAGTTTGCTACATACGATAAAGATACACGTATACTAACGTATAAAATATTATTAGACAAATTCAACGACAAGTACGCAGACTTTAGTAATGAAAAGAAATCCATTCTTAAAGAGTTTATAAATAGTGTTGATAACACAAATAAACTTAAAGAATTTTACAATAATAAAATAAATTTATTTAAAAAAGATCTTGTTAATTTAAATTCTAAAACAAGAGATGAGGTTACTAAAATTAAAATCAATGAGGTGACTAATTTATTAGCCGAGTTAAATAAAAATGATAAAGTTAATAATGATAAT